TTTGATGAACCCAAAAATACAATTTTATATCTTACGCGTAATTTACAGGGGCATAAACTCTTACAAGCAATAGCCCGTGTAAACCGAATTTGTCCCGACAAAGATTTTGGTTATATTATTGACTACTATGGAGTGATTGAGAACCTAGACGATGCTTTGGAAATGTATTCATCTTTTGAAGATTTCGATGATGATGATTTAATAGGAACACTCACCAATATAACAGATGAAATAAGAAAACTACCTCAGAAACATTCGGAATTGTGGGATATTTTCAAGACAGTTACGAACAAAAGAGATGCCGAAGCTTATCAATTATTATTGAAAGATGAGGCCATTAGGACAATATTCTATGACAAACTGGCTTCGTTTGCAAGAGGCTTGAAATTGGCTCTTTCATCCATAGAATTTTACAAAGAAGTTGATGAAAAAACAATTGACCATTACAGAACTGATTTGACCATGTTCTTGAAATTGCGTCTAGCCGTAGTAGAAAGATACAGCGATACAATTGACTACAGACAATATGAAGGGCAAATTCAAAAACTAATCGACACGCATATAACCACAGAAAAGGTTGAAACGATTACTGAATTGGTCAATATATTTGATAAAGAGAAATTTCAACAGGAGGTAGAAAACACTACTGGTAAAGCTGCTAAGGCTGACAAAATAGCAAGCAGAACGGCAAAACACATTTCAGAGAAGATGGATGAAGACCCGGCTTTCTACAAAAAGTTCTCGCAGATGCTGAAAGAAACTATTTTCGAATATGAAACGAAAAGAATCAATGAAGTTATTTATTTATTGCGGGTTCAGGAAATAATGAACAATGTTTTGGCTCATACCGACAGTGATATTCCTGAAATACTAAAAGATAAAGATGTGGCAAAAGCATTCTATGGCTTGAGTATTGAATCATTGAATGATAAAATTCAAAATCCTCTAACCAGAAAAGAAATTTCAATACAAACTGCATTAAAGATTGATGAGTTGGTTAAACAAGCTGTTTTGGATAATGGTATCTCAATTATTGACTGGCAATTTAAAACCAACATCACAGGGAAACTACAAATTGAAATTGGAGATTATTTAATTGATGAAGTGCGTGATAAATACAACATAAATCTTTCATTCGGGGATATGGATGATATTGCCAACAAGTGTCTGGATGTTGCTAAAATTCGATATAAATAATGACTGATTACATTGTATATGGATCAAAACGAATTGATTTCAGGTTGGATTATTCGGATAGAAAGACATTGGGTATTACTGTAACCCCAGATTTATATGTTTTAGTGAAAGCACCATTGGATGCGTCCGTTGATCTAGTAAAAGAAAAAATCAGGAAAAAAGTCCCTTGGATTATCCGGCAATTGAGTTTCTTTTTGTCATTCCAACCACGTTTAACTGATAGAAAATTTGTTGGAGGTGAAACACATTTATATCTCGGAAAGCAATATCGGTTAAAAGTTATAACTGACAATAAAAAAACTAGAACAGATACCGTAAAGCTCAAAGGAGGTTTTTTAGAAGTTTATACAGGAAATAAAGATAAGGTAAAAGAACTGGTAGAAGAATGGTATCTAATCAAAGCCAAAGAAAAATTTCATCGTATTGCAGAATCCTTGTTTGAATTGTTTATTAAGCGAAATAATTTACCGGATGCAGTATATAATCTTTCTATCAGACATATGCCAACCCGCTGGGGTAGTTGTACCGCAAAAGGCAGGATTATTTTAAATCCTGAATTAATAAAAGCACCAAAGGCTTGCATCGAATATGTAATCGTTCATGAGCTTTGTCATTTAATTTATCACGACCATACGCAGAAATTTATAGACTTACAAACGAAGGAAATGCCTGAATGGGAAAAATGGAAAATGAAACTGGAAAGACTGTTGGCGTAAAGAAGATAGAATCTGGCAATGATCGCTGATTTTTCGCTTTCTACAATTGCAACTGAATTTTCAGGATAAATTTTCAATAAATACTCCCCGAAGAAGCATTGTGGCAAGTTAAATCCTTCAACAGTATTCAGTTTTTTAGTTTGGCGTGTATCCAATCAATTACAATGGTTGATGAGATAGCTCAGCTTTTCTCCATTCATTTGTCTTTAAAAAGTATTATACCTGTAGTTCATATATTTTGCGGTCAAATCCTCAACCGTCCAAATATTTTTTTACCATCTCTATTTATGCTAATTTTTGGTTTTAAAAAAGCCAATCGAAGCCAATCATAACCGAATGATGTCATTACTATTCCAATGTGTATATATCTATAAATGAGGGTGTATATTTACAGAAAATTAGAGAATTATAAACCTAAAAGTAATTTGAAATGGAAATAGTAAATATAGAAGCTCGCACATTCGAGGCTATGATGACCAGATTCGAGGCATTAGAGAAAAAGATGAATTCGCTCCATAACGAACATGACAAGGGATTGAAGAAATGGCTGGATAATCAGGATGTATGCCTGATCTTGAATATTTCGAAAAGGACTCTTCAAACTTACCGGGATAATGGTACTTTGCCCTACAGTCAAGTCAACCACAAAATGTATTACAAACCGGATGACATAGAACTGGTAATGTGTAAATTATTGGCAAAATAAAAGTTCTCTCCTAAAATCAATGAATATGAACAACGAAATATTGACGAGAGACAGCCAGTGGATTAAGAGTTTTTTCAAGTCATCGAAACAAATGCTTGATGACATCGATCTATTGGTAAAGAACAGCAAGCCACACTTGAACGGAGAACGGTTTTTGACCGATAAAGAAGTCTCTGAAAAACTAAAAATTAGTCGTAGGACGTTGCAAGACTACAGAACACAGGGCAAGATTGCCTATATCCAACTAGGTGGAAAAATACTTTACAAAGAATCTGACATTGAAAAGATGTTAGAAAGTGGATATCAAGAATCAATTGAGTAGCTGTCTACTGACAGTTGGTAATTAAACGATAATGGCAGAGGCTTTTAAAGCTCCTGCCATTATTGCAACCTAGTTTTCATTGACAAGGCTCTTTTTCATTTTCTTAGTGTTTTCTTCTTGTTTTTCTATATTCCGTTTGAAATTCTGATTAAGTTTGATGCCTACGGGCATAGTTTTATCTTCAAAGACAGCATATTTGTCGGTAATTCGTTCTGAAAGCAACTTCATATCTTCGTTTACCTTTTTGTTGGTAATCTTGGCATAGATTTGTGTGGTGGCTATTGAACGATGTCCCATCATTCGGCTAACGGTCTCAATCGGTACACCCTGCGACAGCGTAATATGTGTTCCGAAGTTATGCCTTGCTAAGTGAAAGGTAATATGTTCAATACCGCACAATACAGCTATTTTCTCTAAGTTTTTGCAAATACAATTAAGTGATATCATGTTGAATATTTTATCGCTCTTACGATCATTTTGGTATTTGTCGATAATTTGTTTGGGTATATCCAACAGGCGGATGTTACATTCACCTTTCGTCTTCTGCCTTTTGATGGAAATCCACAGACTACCATCCAACTGTGTTGTAATATTTCTTTGCGAAAGGTTCCGTATATCCGAATATGCCAAACCTGTAAAACAGCAGAAAATGAACATATCCCGTGTATGGCAAACCTTCTTAGATTCTATATGAATCTGCATAATTTTATCTATTTCTTCAGATTTCAAATGTCTGCGCTGTTTTTCGGGCTGCTCTGCAATATAGTTTACAAACGGGTCACGGTTGAGTATTCCTTGATGAACTGCTCTACGGATCATCTTTTTTAATATTATCAGATGACCTAATATCGTGCTTTGCTGCATCTGCCTATTAACACGCAAATAGAAGTCATAGGCATCAATAAAGTTCAGGTTGAGTTTGTCAAGGGCAATATCTTCCATCCCGTATTTCTGTCTTATGAAATTGAACAAATGACCGTATGACCGCAAGTAAGAGGAGTAAGTATCTTTCACCCTATTTACACCAACCCGTAGCTTGAACTCTTGGTTATGTTCATTAAAGAGCTTCAGCAACAGTTCTTGTTTTCGTCCGATACCGTACAATGCATTTTTTACCAGTTCGGCGGTAACATAGCCTTGCTTATTTACCAGTTCAGCATAAAACTTATTTATCTCTTGGGTAAGGCGATCGATGGCTCGGTTTACTAAAATGGATTGGTTGCTTTTACCTATGGCTCTTCCTGCCTTTGTATCCCAAAGAATGGAGTCTACATCTGTCTTGGTACTGAATTGGGCTACTTTTGTATCTATGGTTATTCTACCCATAACGGGACATAAACCATTTTGCTTAACCTTATCTCTATTCACGTAAAACAAAACAGTAAAGGTGCTACGCCGTTTCTTGTTGAGGTTATCATTATTAGTGTTGTTATTCTTGTTGTTATCGTTGTTGACATTCATTTTGATATTCTTGTTGTCATAGTTATTATCATTATTGACTTTAATATTGTTGTCCTTATTGTTGTTATGGCTTTTATCATTATTGATTTTGATATTGTTGTGATTATTGTTATTGTTGCTGTCATTATTTTTACTATCCTGTTTCATGGCTTTATCTATTTAGAGTCTTTGTTTGAAATTCTCATTTTGGGTGTTATTTCATTTTGCTAATTGGTATTTATTTTCCATTCGTATTTCGAGGGCTTTCATATCCTCGTTGATTTTGTCATTGGTGATCTTGGCATAAATCTGCGTGGAACGTAAATCCCGATGTCCCAACATACGGCTCACACTCTCAATGGGAACACCTTGGGAGAGTGTAATCTCACTCGCATAGGTATGACGTCCCATGTGGAAAATCAACCGTTTATCTATTCCGCAAAGTTTTGCTACCTTTTTTAAGTTGACATTCAAGCGTCCACAGCTTAACATCAAAAGCAGCTTATCATCTTTGGTGAGTCCTTTATACTTCTCTATAATTTGCAAGGGAAGTTCCAGTAAGGGAATATGGCAGGGTGTTCCTGTTTTCTGACGGCTGGTAGTTATCCATAGGACACCATCATCGGCTCTAACAAGGTTCTTCTGAGTAAGGTTACACATATCCCGAAATGCTAAGCCGGTAAAGCAGGAGAACAAAAACATATCCCGGGTAAGGTATCGGTTGGGATGATCCAGTGGGGTGGTCATTATTTTATCCAACTCAGCACGGGTAAGGTATTTTTGTTCCGCTTTGGGTCGTTCGGGGGTATAACCATCGAATGGGTCACGGGTAATAATACCTTCATGGATTGCCAGTTTTATCATCCTGCGCATTGTGCGGGTAATACCCAAAATGGTGTTGGGTTTACGCTGTAATTCAACACGCAAGTAAAAGTCGTAAGATGTAATGAATGAGAAATCCAATGCACTAAATGGAATATCAGACAGATTGTATTTCTTGCGGAGGAATTTAATCAGATGCTTGAGTGAAATATCATATTGTTGGTAAGTGGTCAGTTCTCGGTTAATGCCTACACGTTTCTTAAACTCCTGGTTGTGTCGCACAAAATACCTGACCAATGTTTCCTGTTCTGTGGCGATGCCCTGAAAGGCATTTTTCACTTGCTCAGCCGTGACCTGCCCTTTATTTTCGAGGATTTCCTTGTGATGGGCGTTGATAGACACGTTGATTTTGTCTAAGGTCCGGTTTAGTTCTGTGGCTAGTCTGCTTTTGCCATTTGCTCTTCCTGAGGGAGTATCCCAAAGGGATACAGGTACATTCATTTTGGCACTGAACTGCACCATCGTTTTACCTACAGTGATTCGTCCCATTACTGGACACATCCCATCTTCTTTTGCTTCGTTCTTTTTGAGGTAGAACAGAACCTTTAATGCATGTTTCATAACTCTTTTTTTAGTTTTTAAAATTACTAATTGTAGAGTTATTTGACGGCGTGCAAAACACAGTAGTTCAGCGCATAACAATCAACTTTTGACTGTATTTTCAACTTTTATCTCCAAAACTCGAAAAATCTCGGTTTTTGGTGACGAAAGTAGTTGTCAAGTCAGCAGATTGGCAGTTCTTCTTTTACTTTATCCGAACCCAAAAGGGTAATGGATAAGTAACGGAACTCTTGCTTAACTTCGCTATAATCTGCTTTTTAAGCATGTAGCAATGTAAAGCGTTTTCGTGCGTATTACTCCACTTAGTCAGCAGGTTGCATCGTTTATCCCGTTATTGCTTTTGAGATATATAGTTTCGCCACGACGATCACATTGGCAAAAGGCGTCCCAATTGAAACAGTAAGCAAGATGCTCGGACATACCAATATCCGTACTACACAGATTTATGCTCGTATTACCGATAGTAAAATTAGTAATGATATGCAGGCATTAGCAGGAAAATTACAGGGGATTGAGAAAATGTTCAGGATATAGGATTGTCATATTGGTTTAATCTGTAAATTTCAAAAAAAGGAAGAGCTAAACACATTTTTTCGTGTTTAGCTCTTCCTTTTGAGTATAAAGCTAACTTTCCATGTTGCCATCTCTGAATCGCTAATAA